GATCTGGTGGGCGGCGGCGATGCTCTGCCACTCGGCCATGAGGTTATCCGTTCGGATATCGTCGATCAGCTCGTCGGCAGGGTCGCCGGGGCGGGTCGGGTTAAAGGGGACAGACAGCCAGTCGGTGCGCGGCACAAAGCCAAGCACATTGTTTTCCCATTTAGTAGCCATATTTTTTTACCTCCTTATCAGGTCTCAGTCCCATCATTGGGGCGGGTAGTGGTCGGCGCAGCGGTTACGAACTTAAAGCCGAGGGCTTCAAGCGCGGTCTTTGCAGCCTCAGCGGGAGCGACGGGCAGACGGTCAAGATAGACCGTGCCAGCGGTTACGACGGAACCGGGCATATCGCCGGCGGTAACGTCAACATCCTCATACAGAATGCCGATAGCGGTAGCGCCATTGGCCGGGTAAATCGTGCCCATCGGTACATGCTTGCCGCCGTCGGCGTCGGCGGTCACGCCGGTTGCGCTGATCGTCTTGGTCAGTCGGGTGCAATCCTCGTCATCAACGAGGAACCAGCCGGGGGCGTAGGTGTTCCCGGTCTTAGCCGGGGTCTGGATAAAGCTCATTTAATTATCTCCTTTCGTTTCGTTGGTCTGGCCGTAAAGCGCGGCCTGGTGTGCTTTGTAAAGTGCGGCGGCGCGATTGCCGTTGCCGGTGTCATTGTGGCCGGCCGGAGGGGTAGGCGTCGGATCGTTGTTTTCCACCTTGGTCACGATATGCTCGGGCCATTCCTCGCGGAGGGCCTTGATCTGGCCGGGGGCGTCCTTGATTTCGCCGTTTTCGTCCAGCTCGATCTTGTCCCAATTGGCGTACTTGACAGCCTTTTCGATGCCTTTCTCGGAAAGTCCGGCGTCTTTGGCGATCTTGCGCAGCTTTGCCTCTTTGGCACGGATTGATTCGGCCTTTTCGACATCGGCTTTGTATGCGGCGAAATCGCCTTTTTCTTTCTCATACTTAGCCTTGTAGTCGTCGCCGTTGTTAGCTCTCAGGTCGTCCAGATCCTTTTGGACGCCGGGCAGCTTTTCGGCGTCTGCCTTGTACCGTGCGACCTGCGCTTTCAGGCCGTCCACGGTCTCCGTGTGTGCCTCGATGATGCCATTGACCTGTTCATCGGTCAGGCCCATCCCTTTCAGAAATGCGCGTGTAAGTGACATGCCACTATCTCCTTTTCTTTGGGGGCGTTTCTTCGCCCGCGATAGTTATATATAAAAGCCGCTATTCCTCGCGGTTTTTACCGTTGGTGTTCCCGGCAGGATTCGAACCTGCACTTGTCCGCTTTTGAGGCGGTTGCGTCTGCCTGTTGCGCTACAGGAACACGAAAAAGGGAACTGTCCGGTTTTTCCGGATAGTTCCCTTGGTGTTCAGTTGTGTTTCGCTATATAAAGCCGCGCCCGCTGCTCCGGCAGGTCCGCGGCCTTGCTGAACGCCTTATATTTTGCGCTCAGGGCGTTGTATTTGGCTTTGGCGGCTGTGTATGCCTCCGTGTCTCCTGCGGCCTCGTAGCCGTCCATTTTGCGCTGCTGGGCGCGCATGGCGGTCTCCAGCTTGCGCTGCATCTGGGTCGCTTCGTATGCGCTGTACTCTTTGCCCTCAAAAGTGAACGGCGGCGGGTCGATGTTCGCCAGCTCTTGGTCTGTATAGCTTCGCTCCATAACGCCGGGGACAAAGGCCGTGTACTTGTGCCTACAATTTGCACCGCCGATGCCTCTTATATCGCCATATCCGCAAGTGGAAACAAAATCGGGATAATGCACGCCGTCAACGTCAACCGCGCCGCCGATATGGTAGCATTTGCCTTGCCAATCCCGGTGACACACAAACCCGACGCCCTTATCACGAGCGCCACGATGTGCGGAGACCTCGACAAACTCCGTACCGATTTCTTCCCTTAATGCGTCGCTGTATTTGTTGCAGAGCTGCCCCACGCCGGTCATCACGGCGCGGCGGGCGCTTACTTCAATGCGGTTGTGCCAGCCTGTCGGGTAGTCTATCCACTGTAGGCCGCTCATGGCAAGCGAATCTATAGCCTCGCGGATAGCGCCGTTGTAGTTTGTCGCCCCGGATTGCACTTTGACAAGGGCAACGTCCAAAATGCGCGTGTACGTCTCTTGGATGCCGCCGGGTATCACCTTACCACCCAGCCCGGGAACGGCAAAGCCCAAACTGCGCGTTATGTTTTGCAGTTCCCACAGCGTTTGCGCGTATATAGCGGCTTCCTGCGCTTTCAGTGCCGTTTCCCGCACGGGGGAGGATAGCAGCCCCACCCGGTTTAAGGTGTCATCATAATAGGCCCTGTTGCGCTCGATGGTGTCCTTGAAAATGCGGTCAAACTCTTCCTCAGACAGGTGCAGCGTCTTCTTGATTCGCTTTTCGATCTCGTCAAGAGGCAAGCCGCCGCGCTGGAGCTGTCGTATTAACTCTATGGCTTTTTCGTTCGCATCCCCGGTTTTGAATTGCTCACAAATATATCGGAAAATATCATCTTCCAAGTCCCGGTATATCTTCATCAGCGGTTCGGGGAGACGCTCAAGAAATTCACCTGTAAAAGGGTATGTCAAGCGTTATCACCACCGGGCAATGGGTTATTTTCTGTCCCATCTTCCACAAGCCCTGCCATGAGGTCTTGAGCTCCCGGCAAGTTGGCCTTTGCTGTCGCCTCATCCTCGTTCATGTGCCGCGCCCTGAATTCCCATGTGTTCATAACGCCCATGCTCACCATCTGCGCGTCGCTGTTGAACTCTGCAGCATGGCTCTTGATGATCTCGTCGGCCATATCACCGTCTCCGTTAATCTCAAGGATTTTTCGGACGGCGTATTCATTCCCTGTAAACTGTGCACCTGCTATAATATTGTTGATTTGCTCGGTCTTGTTGCTTACCTGCGAGCGCGTGAAAGTCGGCGTACCAGTAAGCCCAGCGACGGTCAGAATACCTTGGATAAAGTCAAGCACGCAGTATTCAAACTGGTCAACCTTGCTGTTGTGCGCGTCATAGGCAGCTTCAATCTGAGTTGCGGTCACATTCCCGGCGCTGATCTTGTCGGTGTTAACGGCCATAGCGTCGCGGAATAGATCGTCCTCCAGCCGGTTCAGCAATGCCTCGCGGCTGTTGTACGGTGCTTCGATGCTGTGCGCTTGTGCGCTTGCCCCCTGGTCTGACACAACCGCCGCCTTGATGGTCTTCATGTGCTCGATGAACTGCACAAGGTCGTTATCCGTCATGCCTCCGGCGTTGTTGATCGTCCAATAAATATAGGACGCTTCGTCCACGCTGTTTGCAAAGCCGGACTTGATAAGGTCATAGCAGTCAATGTTGCCCTTGAGACCGACAATCTCGCTCTGATGCTTCGGATTTCCCCACAGCGGGACGATGGGAAAAGCGGGATAGTTTTCGCCGTATGCAATAACGTTTCCCTCGGCGCGTTCAGCGGGAGAGGCAATTGTGCCTGTCTTGTATGCCTGTTTTTGTTTGAGGATCGCGCCCTTTTCGCCGGGTCTCCATACCATAGCCGTGTAACCGTCCGGCTCGTAAAGCGTCCCATACAGCGGTTTATTGGTGTCGAGCTGCCAAAATCGGACGCCCGCAGAAAAAGCGCCGGTCTCTTCATCGACCAGCGGTGCAAAACACGCGCCGTTTTTGTCATAGACCGGGAAGGGAAGCAGCTTGTCACGATCCCAAAAGCCAAAAGACAGGCCAGCGGACAGAGAGTAACGCGCAATTCGTGACACAACGTTGTCGAAGGCTTTGCCAAGCTTATCCTTTACACTTTTTTCCTTGAAAGACACGCCGTTTCCAAGAAGCGTCTGGACTTCCTGTGTCAAAAAGCGCTCAAAAAAGCCGGATGCAAGGCGGTAGTTGCTGCCGATGTTGTCAGGCACGGCGGCACCGTCTACGCGGTAGATAAGCCGTACAAAGTCCGTTATCGCCCGGTTTTCCTTGCGGTCGTATTCATCGCCGATCTGGGCGATTTTGTAAAGCTCGCTTTGCTTGTGCTCTTCGATAACGCGCCGCGCAAAGTCTATGAGTTCATCGTCATTATTCTTTTCTTTGACGGCGAGTAAATCCTGATAGGTGATCGTGTGTATTCACCTCAATTCCATAAGGGTTTATATTCGGGCTCTCCGTGGCGCTTGATAAGCCGCTTTGTGCGTACAAAATACCTGCAAGCATCCTGCGCGTGGTCTTTTTCCTTTACCGGCCTATCTTCACTTGGGTTATCATCCCACACATAGCCGCCCGCCTCTTCTATCCAGCATTTGCATTTTGCTGAAATTTTAATAATGCCAATCTGCATGGCGGACGCGGTATCTCTGATCCCGTCCAGCACATCATTATCTGCCGGTATAACCTTGTACCTGTTGCCGCCGTGCCTTTGCCGCAGAACGGCGATAAAGGAAGCAGCCGACGGGTCAATAATAACCTGTAGCTGCTGCCCTTGTTTTATATCGTTCAAAAAGGCGTCTATATCAACGGCGTATTGTTCATCCGTCTTTTGTATGCCTTTGTCGCGCCCGGAATAATAGTATTCCCGTACTGCGTACCACACCGCGCCGTATTTGGCCCATAAGAGCGCAGCAAAAGCGTTTTGTGTGCCGTAGTCTATC